GTCGAGCCCGGAGGGGCGGACAATGTGGTGCCGTTGCGTCATTCTTGATCTGATTCGCTGTGGCGTCGCATGGCTATTAGGATTTGCGCTCTCCGATGCGGGTCTTGCACCTCGTCGAGAGCGAATTCCAGGGCGTTTCGGAGGCGCGTCGACTCGTCGAGACAGGCGGTAAGGTTCCACTGCGCCCGTTGCCGCGCCTCGGCATATCCTTTAAGATACGCTTCGGATATTTCCTGCTGAAGCGCCTTGAGGCGTCGCTCGAACTCGGATTCGGTCATGGCTAAAAAACTCAGAGGCAAACTGACGGCCAAGGAACTGGAAAGCAACGTCCTAGCACGTTTGGCCGCGGGTGTGGAGGGCGGTGTCGAATATGAGCCGGAGATGCAGCGCCTGCGGTATGAGCAGAACCGGATGGCCTACCCGAACGCCCCTGGGCCGGTCGACGAGGACATGGACTACAGGAAGGAAATCGCTGGGATTATGGCGCGGCTGAATCAACCCATGCCCGCCCCTGCCGGTTCCAATTACTATTACACGCAGCCGCAGTATGAGCAGGCCGTGCAGCAGGCCTACCCCTACGATCCGATCCAGCATCAGCTTGAGCTTGACGCCCGTATGCGGCAGGCCGAAGCCATGCGTATGGCGGGGCGTATGCGGGAGCAGATACCCGGTCCCGCGCCCGTACTAGGGCAGCAAGGTATGCCAGAAGATTCAACCTATGCGGGCGGCCGTGATTATAACAACCCACAAGGGCCGCCGATGCCGCTCGGCATGGCTATCGGTGCTGGGGTTAACCGCAACGCTATGCGCGACTCGCTCTACCCGTATCTGCAAATGCTCGGGCTGGCCCGCTAAGCCAAATAAATAGTGGGCAAAAGAAAACCCCGCCGAAGCGGGGCCAGTTCACCGTAGGGAGGAAACTAGCCAGTGTGGCAGGTTCCATCCCCAAAGTAAAATAGGTCAAGTCGTCGCACTATCTCCTGTTCGGTGAACACGGGATGCTCCTGCGACATGGGCTCTAGACGCCTCCAGAACGCCCACAGGGGCTTGTTCACTTCATAGCAGGGCTTATCCTGCGGCCAGTCGGGAACGACCGCCCCATAGTCCTCGAATTGCGTTTCCCAGTGTTTCATTATTTTAGCCCAAGTATGAGTTCGATCAGGACTGCGACCAAGATTGACATGACTTCACCGATTTTCATAGCGTTCGATCCCGTGCATGATAGTGGAATGATCCCGGCCGCCTAGCACTTGGCCGATCAGGGCGTAGGGCGCGTTCAACTCGTGCCGTGCGCGCCACATGATCTCGAACCGCGCCCAGACCACGCCCTTGCGGCGATTGTGCCGTTTGATCGACACAGTGGATAGGTTATGCTTGGCCGCCGTCTCCCGTATCAGTTGCTCTATCTGTTGTGTGAGTTGAATCGGTGTTGGCATGTTTTCCAGTCCTAAACATAAAATTGAGGGCGTGCGCGGCAGTCATTAGAGCGCGGTCGTCTGCGTAGTCGGCGTTTATTTTCATTATCATCGAGCCGTCGCGCCGATGGAAGGTTAGCCCCTCACCGGTGCGCCAGTTGACCCGAACGCCGCCGGGGATGGTTGTGAGGTCGAGTCGCAGCATCGTGTTTCTAACTCCCATTCGATCAGTTTCGTGCGGTATTCATCGGTTTCCGTGCGCAGGCGGTCGAGCAATTCGTCGACGGTCATGCCCGGCAGTAGTTGTGAGAATTCGTAATAGTTCTTCATGCGCCCCATTAGAGCCCCCCTAGCAGGTGGATCAGGAACAAGGCGAGCGCGGGGATTGCCAGCGCTGCGCCGATGGCAAAGGCGATAACGTCGGCCCTATTCATTATGATCGGCCACGCAAGCGGCGTACACGTCACGGCTAGAGCATAAGATAGCTTCAATCCGTTCGAATAGCGGATCGGTTTGCTCTATACAGCGGTCGGGCTCTCTAGCCTTGTCGGCGCTGATCGTCAGATGCTCCAACTCTATGTCGTATGGGCCGCCGTCGTCGCCCGTGTCGCGGTCGCGGCCCTCCCATTTGTAGGTGATGGTCGCAACGCCGTAGGCATAGATGGCCATGCCCGGCCACGGCTGGAATTCGTCTAATTCATAGTCGATAAGGTAGGTCACGGGTTGCTCCATTGTTCGGTCCAGTATTCTTCAGCGGCGTTGTCGTAAACGTCGCGCAGCGTTAGCAGCGCGTCGTCCAGATGATTTGTTCGAGTTGGTAGGGCGGATAGCAGCTCTATCAACTCTTCTATCGCTTTGACTTCCAGCTCTAATTCAATCATAGCGTTGCCCTCAAAAACTGACGCGCGATCTGCTCGACGTTATCCAGTGACGCTATGGACGCGGCGAGTGATAGAGACAGGCCAAACTTGGCTAGGAAAGCCGTCAATTCGTCCTGCGGCACCTTGGCCAGTATGGCGGCGGCTTGCGTCACCTTCTTATGCGAGACGCGCTTGCGCGGCACTGACTCGACGGCAGGCGCGGCTACTTGTGCGGCTTCCGCTTCCTTCGGCCAGCTATAGCGCGGCAGACTAAAGCGGTCGTCGCGTGTTGCTTCGGCCAAGATGATCGGCACAAGTTTTTTGTTGTAAATGCCGAAGCGCGCTTCATACGCCTTTTGCTCTTTTGACTTATAGGTGCGATTTGACCCGCCGCGAACCTGCATATCTTTAAAACAGGTGCCGATATACGCGACGCCATGGCCGGAAAACCTAACGCCCGGGTTGCGCCACTGTTGATCCATCCATTCTTTTAAGCTGGTCATTGTCGTTTGCTCCTATGTGGATATGTTGCAAAAGAAAAGGCGACGCCGTGAAGCGCCGCCTGTAAGTTATGCTGCTATTCTGTTCTCGTCCTGCATGCGCTTGAACGCATTTTCATCCGCGGTCAGACCGGCCTTTAATGTGTTTTCGTCCTCGACCGATATGGCGTAGGCTTTCGACGCGCCATATCCCGTGAACCAGATGGCCGCTGGCCGGCAAAAGTAATAATCGGCCAGCTTTAGATCGGGCTGTTGCGTTCCATTATAGAACCATTTGACCGCCAGCGCCTTTGCGCCGTTCAACCCGATTCGGTCATGCCGGTTGCCATAGCCTTTGGCCTCCTGCCTTGTCATGTCCTCTGTCCGCCAGTCATGGCCGGTTAGCCGATACACGACCTGCCACGCGTTCTCGATTGCGGCGCGCTCGGCTTTGGTTGGCTTGTAATTGTCCCACATGGTCTTGGCTCCTCTTTTACAGTGTGGATATGTTACGATAAAGGCGGCGCTCTTGCAAGCGCCGCCTCTGATTATGCTAAAGATTTTCTTAACGCCTGCATTGAGAAGACAGACAACGCGGTCGGGATGTTGAACACATGCACCCACGCCACCTTGCCGCCGCTCGTTCTAGCCAGTTCCCGCGCCGCTTTGATTGCTTCCGCTTTCGTAGTCGTCGCCAAGATGCGCGACATACGAAAGTCACGCGTTTCGATCATCACCTCATACGCTCTGATAGTCATATGACCACCCCTCCAATGCGCGCCGCCAGCGCTTGCGCTGCGGCTAAGTCAACGGTTGAGTCGACGAATAACCAATAGTCATGGCGGAAAACGTAAACTTGGTACATGACTATTTCCTCCTTTGTGGATATGTTATGATAGACACGGATTGTGGATAATTGCAACAAATCTTTTGGCAGAATGTGGATATGGTTAGCGAATAGTTATGGAATAGTCGTCAACAACGCGGGTGCGGGGCGAGGCGCGGCTTAGGAATAGTCATATAGTTATGGGTGTGTAATACTCATACCAATTGTATAAATGTATACAGAATAGTATATAGAACACGGGCGCAACCTTGCATCTAAAATCCATGACTATCATGACTATTGACTATGCCCCTGGGCCGCGTTGTCGAGCGCCGCGCCGTCTCCAAAAAGCATGTCGCAATCAACCTCGCATCTCCATGACTATATGACTATGATTGACAACATAACTTATGTCTGCATTGACCTCGCATCTCCATGACTATTTGACTATTGGTTAACCTTAACGTTTAACCTTAACGCAGCCGCGTTGTCATTAAGCGTTAACCTTAACGCAGATAACGTTGACAAATAGGGGGGGGCTGGGCCTAGGGATCTCCTTTAAGAAATACGCAGCCATCACGCGAACTTTTTTATTTTTTATTTTAATGGTAAAAGACTTTATGTTTGAGTCCCTACCTTATGAACCGCGCAAAATAGAGGCGACGGAAGCCGTCCTAGAGCGCATCTATCTCGCCGCCCGCAAAGGGCTGAAGGGCGACACGCTCGCCTACGCCGCGGGCATGACCCCGACCGAGTATCGGCGGCTGGTGCAGTTCGACCCCATCGCGGAGTATGCCGAACAGAAGGGCCGCGCAGAAGGCGAGGCGGAAATGTCCGAGGTGCTGCACAACGCGGCGCGCGCAGGCGACACTAAGGCGGCGCTGGACATTCTCAAGCACGTCCACAAGTGGACGGCCCCGCAGTCGGTGCAGATCCAAGTCGAGCAGCGCATATCCATCATAGCGGCGCTAGAAGAGGCGCAGCAGCGGGTCATTCAAGGAGAGATATTAGATGCAAGCGCCATACGGGGTGATCTTCCAGAACCCGAACAAAGTATTCGTGGGGATGCCGCATGGGCGCAAACCGCCGCTGTCGAAGGATCTGATAAACAAGATCAATCTGATCGCCCGCGCTGACGGGGCGTGGTATGAAGGCGACGGGGCGGATAAAGAATATTTTGGCGTGCCCTACAAAGGGTCGTGGGATGACAAGTTCGCCAAGTCCGTGAAGGGCTACCCGGTAGAATTCTTGTTCGTGCTGTTCTCGAACGTCAAAGAAAACCACATCGCGCCGCGCATAACGGACAGCAGCAAGACGATCTTTCAAGCGATCCTTGACAGCGACGTGAACTACTTTAACGACCGCGACTTCGACGATGAAACGCTGACTGAGTTCTTGTCTGAGATGGGGATGTTGAATCAGTCGAAAAAACCGGCGACCGAACGCAACGTGACGGCGTTTCTGTCTGAAGGCGAGGACAGGATGTGGGGCGGCAAGGAGCCGCACAAGTTTGCCAAAAGCGCCGAACGCTGGCGCAATAAGTTCCTATTGGCCGAGCCGGACGGAGCGTATTTTATGGGGGCGGGGCACTTACCGGAGATCCTGCGCATGTATCCATCGCTCCACATGATAGGCGGCGGAAAGGCTGAGTAATGCAGGTTCCAATTTATAGCGCGGACGAAGAACAGAAGCTGATGGCGACCCTATGGTCGGCGCAGGTGAAGAACGACCCCGTGGCGTTCGTGAGGATGGCGTTCCCGTGGGGTAAGGCCGGCACGCCGCTGGAACACTTCACAGGCCCGCGCAAATGGCAGCTAGAAGTCCTCCAAGACCTGCGCGACCACATCAAAGAGAATAACGGCAAGGTTGACTTTGAAACCTTTCGCATGGCCACGTCCTCCGGCCGCGGTATCGGCAAGTCAGCCCTCGTGAGTTGGCTCGTGATCTGGATGCTGACCACGCGCATAGGCTCGACGACTATCGTGTCGGCCAACTCAGAAGCGCAGCTACGCAGCGTCACTTGGGCCGAGATCACCAAATGGCTATCAATGTGCCTCAACAGCCATTGGTTCGAGGTAAGCGCCACCCGCGTGCTGCCGGCCAAGTGGATTGCGGAACTGGTCGAGCGCGATCTAAAGCTGGGCACGCGTTACTGGGGCGTGGAGGGGCGGCTGTGGTCGGCCGAGAACCCTGACAGCTACGCGGGCGTGCACAACTTCGCGGGCGTCATGCTGGTCTTTGACGAGGCCAGCGGTATTGATGACTCTATCTGGGCGGTGGCCAGTGGCTTCTTTACAGAGAACACTCCTAATCGTTTTTGGCTTAGCTTTAGCAACCCCCGCCGTAACAGCGGATACTTCTACGAGTGCTTCCACAACAAGCGCGACTTCTGGCGAAACAAGGTTGTTGACGCCAGAAGCGTGGAGGGAACTGATAAGGCAGTCTATCAGCAGATTATCGACGAATACGGCCCCGACAGCGCTCAGGCTCACGTCGAGGTCTACGGAGCCTTCCCGAACGCGAGCGATGACCAGTTCATACCGTCATCACTGGTCAGGGAGGCGCAGACACGCGAGCCACAGAAAGACCAGACGGCACCGATAATAGTAGGAGTAGATCCAGCCAGATTTGGCGCTGACGCCACGGTCATCGCGATCCGGCAGGGCCGCGACATCATCGGCATCCGGCGCTACCGCGGCGACGACACCATGGAGGTGGTCGGCCGCGTCATCGACATCATCGAAGAGTTCCGGCCGGCCCTCGTAGTCGTGGACGAAGGCGGCCTAGGGGCGGGCGTCGTCGACCGTCTGAAGGAGCAACGCTACAAGATCCGCGGCGTCAACTTTGGCAGCAAGTCCTCCCGTCCGATCATGTTCGGGAACAAACGCGCCGAGATGTGGCACGCCATGCGGGAGTGGCTGAAGACGGCCAGCATCCCAAACGACCGCTTCCTAAAGAGCGACCTGACAGGCCCAATGATGAAGCCCGACAGTAAAGGGACTATATTCCTAGAGAGCAAGAAAGACATGAAGGCGCGTGGGCTGGCCTCACCAGACGCCGCGGACGCTATCGCCGTGACGTTCGCGTATCCTGTGGCGCACAGGGAGGCCAGACCAATGGACAACAGGCCACGCGTCAGTTATGGTGGTGGAACAGCCTCTTCAGGATGGATGGGACACTAATGGCCAAAAAGTCGGTATCGCTGTCCGTTGGTCGAGGCGAGAAGCTGTCGACTAAGGCTGGCGCTGGGCTGACGGCTAAGGGCCGGGCTAAGTATAACGCCGCGACGGGCAGCAAGCTGAAGCCGCCGGCTCCCAACCCTAAGAGCGAGGCCGACAAGGGCCGTAAGGCCAGCTTCTGCGCGCGCATGGGCGGCGTGGTCGCTAAGTCGAAGAACGCGGAGCGGGCGAAGGCGTCAATGCGGAGGTGGAACTGTGGCAAGTAAGCCTGGGCTCTACGCCAACATTCACGCTAAGCGGGCGCGCATCAAAGCAGGCTCTGGCGAGAAGATGCGCAAGCCGGGCGCAGAGGGCGCGCCGACCGCCAAAGCGTTCAAGCAGTCAGCTAAGACGAGGAAAAAATAATGCCGCTCGTTAAGTCAACATCAAAGAACGCGTTCCGTAAGAACGTCGCTGCGGAGATCAAAGCGGGCAAGCCGCCGAAACAGGCGGTCGCTATCGCCTACTCGACCAAGCGCGCGGCGGCTAAGAAAAAGAAATAATGCCTGTCAACGCGCTCGCTCCTGAACCGCGTAACGCCATGCTGCGGCCGTATGAGCCGTCATGGAAGGAACAGATTGCGGCCTATCTGATGGGCGACACACGCCCGTCGCCGGAGCGGCGTCAGTTTGCGACGGGCATAGCTGACATTCTTGGCTATCTGCCCGGCACAGGCAACGTGCTACAGGGGCAAGAGCGAGCCCGCGCCGGCGACACCAAGGGCGCGATCATGGCCATGCTGCCGCTACCCGGCGCTAACGTTGCGGCTAGGGCGGAGCAGAAAGCTGTAAGTGAAGCGCTAATGCGAGCGCGGCTACATAACACTTTTACAGGACAAACTTCTTCGGCGGGGCGCGGGACAGGATTTACCCAGCCTAAAGGCACGCCGGTAGAAAAACTATTCTCTAATTTCGCAGACGAAAAAATGTCCCCGCAAATGCAAGAAACTTTTAGGGGAAAAATGTTCGACCGCGCAAATAAAGAAGTTAGTTCGTTTAAAGATACTATACTCTCCGATGCGTTTCCTATAAACGAAGAATTTACAGTTAAATTAGATAGTTCGCCGCTAAAACAAACCCGTGTTCAGCTTTTAAAAGATGGCGACGTAGTTACGGCGGCTCAACTCGAAAAAGGGCTGTTAGATTCTATAGCCACTAAAAAAGAACACGCCGGTAATAGGTATGGCGCATTTCTTTTAGACTGGATAGATCGCGCGGGCGTCGGAAACATTTATGAAGTGCCGGATCGCAGCCCCGGATTTGTAAAAATCCAAAAAGATGTTATCCGTTCTAGGCAAGGTGAATAATGGCTTCTGATGACGTAATCGCCGCTGGCAAAGTCTCCGACAACCCGGACGATGACCGGCTTGCGACCATGCGTCACCGCTTTACGGTGGCGATGGCGGCCTATTCGGACTCGCGCGAAGACGAGTTAGACGACCTGCGCTTTATGGCGGGCTCGCCAGACAACGCGTGGCAATGGCCGGCGGACGTGCTGGCGACACGCGGCGCGGTGCAGGGCCAGACGATTAACGCACGCCCGTGCCTGACGATCAACAAGCTGCCGCAGCATGTGCGTCTCGTGACGAACGAGCAACGCCAGAACCGTCCGACTGCGCGCGTCATCCCGGCCGACGACAACGCCGACCCAGAGGTCGCGGAAATCTTCGACGGCATCGTGCGGCACATCGAGTATATGTCAGATGCTGACGTTGCCTATGACACGGCCTGCGATAACCAAGTCACATACGGCGAAGGCTATATCCGCATCCTGACGGAATACACGAACGAAAATTCGTTCGAGCAGGACATTCGCATCGGCCGCGTGCGCAGCAGCTTTAGCGTCTACATGGATCCGATGATTCAAGATCCGTGCGGTCAGGACGCGCGCTATTGCTTCATTACGGAAGACGTGCCGAAAGCTGAATATGAAGACCTCTACCCCGACGCGACGCCTGTGACCGGCATGATGTCGCAGGGCGTGGGCGACCAGACGCTGAGCATGTGGGTCAGCCAGGAAACGGTGCGCATCGCTGAGTATTTTTACATCGACAGCAAGCGCGAAACGCTCAACCTTTACCCGGACAATGTGACGGCGTTTTCTGGCACGCCAGAAGACAAGCGCCTCAAAGCGGCTTACGGCAAACCAATCAAGTCGCGTGAGAGCGAGCGCCGCCGGGTCATGTGGATCAAGACCAACGGTTACGAAGTGCTTGAGGAACGCGAGTGGGCGGGCAAATACATTCCCGTCGTGCGCGTCATCGGCAACGAGTTCGAGGTCGACGGACAGATCTACATAAGTGGACTTGTGCGCAACGCGAAGGACGCGCAGCGCATGTATAACTACTGGGTCAGCCAAGAAGCGGAAATGCTCGCGCTGGCCCCGAAAGCGCCTTTCATTGGCTATGGCGGCCAGTTCGAAGGCTACGAAATGCAATGGAAGACGGCCAACACGAACAACTGGCCGTATCTTGAGGTCAACCCGGACGTTAGCGATGGTGCTGGAAACCCTCTTCCCCTTCCTGAGCGCGCGCAG